CTCCGTTTCATCTGCCAAATCTCCTTGAGCCGTAGCTGCTGCTTCAATATTTTTACTATCAACACTAAGTTTTGTTTGTTTACCAAATAATTGCGCTGATACCGCTGCAAAGGCATTAGCAAAATCAATCATTTTAGATACAACCATATTAAGAAACTGTATAACAGGAGTCAATACCTGTATTAGACCTGTTCCAACTATACTTAAAAACTCTTTCCATCGCTCACTAAGTATTCTTGTTTGATTTGCCCAACTATCAGAAGTCTTTGCAAAATCACCTGCTGCTAATTTAGTCTGCTCCATTACAAAAGCATAACGTAATTGAGTTTTTTCAGCTTGTGTCATTGCAGACAATTGTTTCTTTATACCCTGAGTCAGAGCAAAAGCCTGAAGATTGGTTTCTGTCATTACAACACCTATTTGTTTAAGGCTTTCAGTCTCGCCAGTCCAAATAGATTTCATCATTGTGTCTACTTCGCTAAAAGATTTATTATAAAATGAAGCTACATCACCTATACGCTTAGTTGTTTCTATTGCCATATCTGATGAAGTTTCCATTGCAAGCCCCATTCCACGTCCCATGGCCATATATGTACTAGAAAATTGTTTAGCAGCTAATTTACTTATACCAAACTGTTCAATAGAAGTTTTAGCAAACTCTTCACATTTATATGCCATATCGCCAAAAGCAGTATCAACAACGTTTTGAACTTCTTGTAAATCACTTGCTAAACCAACTGCTGTTTTACCTATATTAATTAGCCCTTTAACAGCAAAAGCAACACCAATAACTGTTCCTAGTTTTTTAAATGCCGATGATAAATTATTAACCTGGCTATTTATTTGTTTAGTACCAGAATTAAATCCTTTTGTGTCAACTCTAGTATCAAATCTTAAAGACCCATCATATGCTGACATATATTTATCGCCCTCCTTCCTTTAAAATTGGGCATAAAAAAATGCGCTACTAGTTACTAAGTAACGCATTAAACTTATTCAATGCCTCTTGTTCTTCAAGTGTAAGTAAAGATTCCAACTTAAGCTCTGCAATATCCTTATTCTCCATCCACCACTCTTTATCGCTTTTGGTCTGCTTACCAGTCTTTTTCAACTTACGCTGATGAACTAACGTTGTAAAAGTACACTCACCAACTTCCATAAAGGCTCCAATAAACTCCCACCAGTGCAAGTGCTCTGCACGTCTAGAAGAAAAGCCTAAAACTCTATCTATAGAAGGGATAATAAATCGTGCATCTTGTTCCCAACTATAAAGACGGCCATAGTCTACTCCACCTCCGGATGAAGTACCATTATCTATTCCACAGTTTAAAAACCATACTGCTTTTTCAGCTGCCTCTATAAAATAACTATCCGGTATTTCGTCTTCATATAGAATACCCACCATTACTTCTACTTTCTCTTGTTCTGTTAAGTCATTTTTCTCGAAGATTTCTAAAATAGATGTACAAGGCCTAAAATCACTATTAATTTTGTACTTTTTGCTCCCTACTTCTAATTCTTCAGGAAGATATAAAATACTCATATTAGTACCTATTTCTTAGTTCTCTTAGGTTTATTTGCAGCAACTATATTTTTTACTTTCGACTTTGAAGCTCTCTGAAAATGTGGATATAAGGACATCAAGAAATTAGATAATACAAAGTCACCGTTACTTGCTGTAGACATTACGTTTACATCTGCAAATATTATCTTAGAGGATCCTTCGCCAAATACTTTATCAAGTTCACCCTTAAAATAATGATCTGTTTCTTCAAAGAATGAAATTACTTCCTTTTGCTCTCCTGAAGAATCAACTGGCTTTGCCTTTTCTTGTATTTCCTTAGATTTTATCTCACTATTTTCAACCAATTTATAGAACTTTGCTGCTAGATTATAATCCGTCGGATTAAAAACTAAAAGGCGGTTAGGATCTCCCTGCATCGCCAATTTTATACTACCATCATCAAAACTTAAATTTTGCATATGCTAATACCTCCTATACTGCAGCTGTAAAAGCTTTTGTTGTTGGATTGAAAGTACCTTTAGTTCTTTTACCGGTATAATGAATGTTAAAAGGTATTTGAAATCCTTCAGTATTTCCACCATAACTAACAACTTCAATCACTACTTCTTCTTTTACAGCAGGATAAGCCCCGGTTGTTGCTGTACCATATAAATCAACTTGAACTACATCTGTCTTTAAAGCATCTAATGTCTTCTCGTTGTCTATAATATCTTTTAAGAACGCAAACAATGGCGTCTCTTTATCCGCTTTATAAGGTTCTACACTTGTTGTTTTTTCATATTTATCTATGCTTATGGCATTTTCACCAAGTATATTGGATGTCTTATTTACATTTGCACCCATCTCCACGTTTAACTCTTCTAGATCTGTGCCCAACAACTCATAGGTTGCAGTTCCACTTCCTACGGCTGGACAATTAATGAATGTTGCAAATAATTTTCTTGCTATTTTACTCATTATTGCACCTCTTTCTTTATAATTAATTTAATTTGTACCTGGTATATTCCTAATCCATCTTCATTTACATCAAATAGTAGAGCATTTGATACACTCATACTTATTACCTTATAGCTACCTGATAAAGATGGCAATGTAATTTGTTCATCTATCCAGTCCTGAAATTTCTCTAAAAAATCTTGATTTTCTTTTCTATCAATTTCATTACTGGTTAATTCTTTTGCGTAAAATATATAGTTATTCTCATATGTTTTATTACCTAATATATCTTCACTACTTTTACTGTTACCAGTTGGAGCTATAGCATAACTACTAGGATCCTTGCCTATGATATCTGTTTGTATAGCCATTCCAGAATATCCACTTAAATATATTTGTAATTCACTTAATATACTCATTTAATACCTCTTAGTATTTTTCTTGCACCGCATTTTATTTCTCCTTTATGATCCTGTTTCATTCTTTCAAACCACAAAGCACCTCTCATCGGAGCACCGTGAAACTGTATATCTTTATCAGTAACATACTTAGGAGCTTCTCCTTCCATAACTTTTCCATAATAAAGATATCGGGCATATGGAGAATTATATATGATATCCCCACTACCTATAACAGTACCTTGAATACCGCTATCTTTCAACATACCTGTCTGAAACGGAATATAAGGATCATTATTCCTTAAAACTTCACTGTCAATAAAATACTGTACTTTTGTAAAAGCTCCATTCCATCTAGGAACAAAACACGAGCTCCAAATAAAAAACTTTCCTAATTTTTTAGGAGCCTCTATTTTCATTTTGCATTCACTTCCCAATGCGACATATCATTGCCAAAATCCTTAAAATCCACGGAGGTTACAACAAACACATTATCATAATGTTGATATAACTCTTTTGTAGATTTTACTATCTCGAAAGATATTTCACCCCTTACAATAGTATCATCATCTTGTATCGTCCATTTATTTGATTTATCTATTGCACCTTCAAACTCTTTAGGCCTTAAATAATCATTCATTTTCATATTGCGCTTAGGTATGATTATCTGTGCCTTATTAGCTTTTTCATTGCCAGATTTATTAAAATTATGTCCTTTTATACTATCAAAGTATACTCCCGATATAATTGTTCTTTTCCATTTTTCAGTACCATTTTCAGTGTATTTATTATATAATGTGATGCTATTATTAAACATTAGCACCACCTCACTTTTTTTATTCTGATTTAGTTTCTTTTTGTATAGATTTACTCCAACTTCCAACACTTTGACTTATTACTTCGCCTTGCTCATTTGTCTGCCAGGCTTCAGCAACAGAGCAGGCTGCCATTTTAACATTGTTATCAGTAGTGCTTTCAACAATACCGTTTTTAGTCAACCAAGCGCTTGCTCTAATAATTAATCTGTCAAAGTCATCAGAGGGTATGGAGTTACCCTTATATGTTCCTGTATAAAACGTATAATCTGCATATGCCATACCCTATCACCAATCCTATCCTAAAACTCTTTCTGCTAATTCTGGATACATTGTCTTGTAACCATATAGTACATCCATAGAAAGCATTTCTTTCTTATACTTCATATCGTAGCCTTTAACTACTCTTAGAGTTATACCATTGTATGAAGTAACATAAGACTCAACACCTGCTGGAGAAGCTAATGGTCTTGTAACAAATGCAAATGCAGCAGGATTAAATGCTAAGTTAGCTGTGTGGTTTGCTACTAAAGTAATGTCCGCATTATCAGCTAGAGCTGGAAGAGCTGGATAAACTTTAACGTTAGCTATAGCATTAGTCGCTGCAACAGCTGAATCTTCTGTTACAACATAATCTTTACCATTGATAGTCATAATATCACCTTTAACAAGTTTTCCTGTTAAAGTAGTACCATCTATCGATAACTGAGTAGCTCCAGCATTAACAGCGCCATTTACCTTAACTGCAGTAGCAGCTGTTATACCAGTTGTATGACGTTTAATTCCTTGAGCCATATAGTTATCTAGGCCAAATACCCTACCAATAGAGCCTTCTCTTAATGCTTGGGTACTTCCGCTCTTCTCTGCATTAACTATTGCATCAATAGTGGTGAATTTTGCATCAGCTTCTGGATCCCAAACAGCAACACGACCAGCAACAGGAACCTTCTGCTCATTAAGAGCTTTTCTTACATTTGCTAAGTCAGTCAATGATGAAGGAGTTGTTCCTGGTGTACCCACTGCATAAGGAATATCTCTATATAAGAATAAACCATCAGAGTTTATCTTCTCTGCAAGAGCTACAGCTGCAGGTTCAATAAACAATCTGTTTAAGTCATCAACGTTAGTAACTGCTTGAATAGAACCGTAAGCAACATCAACAGTTGCTAACTTATCAAGCGTAACTTCTACTGATTCTTCTTTCATATCCTGTGGAGTAACTCCATCAGCT